TAGCTAGAGAGGGCCCCTGCGGTTAGGGTGACGGCCACGACTTAGCCTTGCGTTTCTATGTACTGTCCCGAAATCGTCGTCGCAGTCGTTGCGGTTGGAAACCACACAAGCTGAAGCGTGGTGTCATCGAATAGCTGCGGGAAGCCGCTGGTCAGCGCGTCAATCGCGTTGCCAATGTTAGCCGCAGTGACTTCAACCTGAGCCAACACCCGGAACAAGACAAGATGCATGGTTCCGCTGGTGCGCGTGGCAGACTGGATAAAACTGGTCGGCGCACGAATCCCGGTATCGCCAGCGGCCAGAGTGAATATTTCAAACGTGCCGACCGGCGGGGTGGCAACGGCGGTGAATGTCCCCGTGTTGCCTGTGTTCCCGTCCTGATCGGTATAAGTCAGCGTGACAGTTGGTGTGCCAGCGCCGCCGGTTGCTGACCATTCAATCGCAGCCATGACGTTTGCGCCGTTGGTCGTTCCATCGCCGGAGCGGGCGGGAAGCGTAGCCGCCGAGATTGCCTGCGCTGAGGTGGAAGTAACTGACAAGCCGCTGTTATGCCAAAGCCGGTCAATCAGCCAGAGCGTTCCGGCCACAGTCGCGTTCGCCGTCAGCCGCCCGATATGGGCGTTGCCTGAACTTGGGTTGGTCCGTAAAATACGCCCGCCGACAGTTGCCCCTAGCGATGGGGTGACAGCCTGCCCGCCCGTGCCAGCAGCATTAGCTGTAGACGCCCCCGGATTACCGTTAGCATACCACGGAGTGTAGGCGCGCTGCGAACCAACCGCAGACATAGCAATGCCAACCTTTAGATAAGGCTGCGGCGCTTTCATTCCGGCAAGTGCGGCGTCGAGCGTGATAATTGCCATTAGTTAAAACCTTCCTGTACGATTACGCGGATAGCGCCGTGTAGGTCAGTGACGAGCAAGACACAGTATCAGCCGCAGCGACAGTCAGGCCATTCGACATATTGATGTCCGAACCCGAAGCCGCCACCGCGCAGTGGATCACAACCGTACCGCCTGAGGTTTCAAGCGTAGCAGTGGCAACAGGGGAGGCGCTACCAGTCGCACTGGTGTCACTAGTGATTGAGTTAGCCGTGGCTGTGCCCGACGAGGACGCCCCGAAGGCCGTTGCGGATAGCGAAAGGGTTGCCACCGCAGTTCCAGGCGAACCAACCGTGCCAGTCAGGCGGAATTTCAGTTTACCGCTTGAACCAATCAGCGCGGTAACAGCGTCGGTAGCGGCATTACGTGCAGCGACGGAATGGGTTACTGCCATTATTCGGATTCCTCTTCTGTAATCTTGCCGATCAATTCGACGGTTTCAGTTTCGCCCGTAGCGGCGCGGGTTATTTCCAGAACAATCCGCAACTCGCCGGGTTGACCTTCAAGTTCAGGCATCTTCTTCAATCCCATTCACGTTAAAAGTTACCGAGCCGGAGCCGGAATAAACCCGAACCACATCGCCCGCATTTCCCGTTAGCCGCGCCGTTACCTGCGTATCGTTTGCCACCAAGGGATAATCAAACAGCAGATATTGCGCGTTAGCCGATGCAGCGCCGCCGATAGCGTGTTGCACCCGCACAACCGTATCCGAGGCGCGGTTGCAGGCAACCACTTCGTAAGTCACCCGTTTGGCAGTTGGCACGGTGTATGCATCCGTTAGCGTAGTTGCCGCAGGGGCCGATTGCGCCAACGCGCCGAACAGATCAGCCATAAATAAATCTGCCCTTTGCGCGGGTCAGGCCGCCTGTTTCAATCGTCTTAATCCGGTCTTCATGGTCCCTGTTCGCCGCCGCCACCAAGCGCGGCCAGTCCTGCCGGTTTGCAGTCTCTGGAATCGGCTTAGCGCTCACCGCCTGCCTCCACTTCCAGTTCCAAGCCTTGCGCAAAGTCCCAAGTGCCCGTGTCGGTCCATTTGAACCGCGTGTAGCGCCCTGAGCAGCGAATGGGCATAATCCCACTAGTCCGCAGGCTTGATGCTGTGGTGACGTTCGCTGCGTCCCCTAGCCGCGCTCTGCAATCCAGTGTCACGCCCATTGTCAGGCTATCGGTAATCGGGCGGATCGAACGAAAGCGGCTAACGCGGCCCGGTGTGTATTCGGCAAACGAGCCTTCAAACGTGCAAGGCAATGCAGCGCCGTCAAACGTGCCGACTTCCCCCGCCTGAACCAAATACATCGCAGGCGCGCCGCCGCGCCAACGGGGATCGTCGAGGCTGATCGTCATTGCGTCCAGATCGGGATAACTGACTGCCAGTGTTTCCAGCCCGGTTGACGTAGTGAAGCCCGGAAACAGCCCGTCAGAGGTAAATTCGGCCTCAGACCACTTATCGAGCGCGAAATTGTAGATCAGCACATAGGAAGGCGCACCGGGCACCATCCAGTAAACCAGCTTCTTCTGCGGATCGACCGCGCTAAAGATACGTTCGTAATCCGTTGCGGGAAGGCGCGCTTGAAATGTCCGGTCTACCCGTTCCGAACCGATAGGGCGAACCGCCTGCCCGTCATCTAGGGCCATGAACCCGCGATCAGACAGAAAGAATACCGAGCGCCCCGCTTGGCAAACCGAACCCTTTGAAGCGCAGCCTACGTTATCCGTGATTGGATCGTAGGAGAACGGCGCGGTTGCATCGCCCGTTACGTTCATGCGGACCAACCGCTGCCGCTGTAGGATAACCCCGTATTCACCCGAAGCGAGTCCCATGACTTCGCCGCCCTCTAGCATCGGTTGAAAAGTCGCGGTGCCTGAAACAACGTCCCAATTGGTGTGATTGTTGAAGCCCGAAGTGTAAATGCCGGTCAGGTCGTTCGCAGCCTGCCCGATAACCACATAATCGCCAACCGTAGCGACACAAACCCCCGCAGGCGCGCTGGTCAGCGTTGTGGTCGTCCCTGCGCCCCCTGCCAAAGCCGTTACCTTGGTCAGCGAACCATTCACGCCCACCACATAGTCACCGAACTGGGTAAAGCGCCAATGGCCCGTTACCGTCATGCCTGTGACCAGATTAGTCCAAGTCCCGCCGTCATACTTGTCGAGGCCAGCGGAATTGCCGACCAGCATATAGGTATTGCCGTCAGCCGCGACGAACGAGCCGCCCCCCGCGAACGTGGCAGGCAATGCAGACGAAATGGAGTAGAACGACTTGAGCGGCCCATACCCGCCGACAATCGGCACGGCGTTCCGGGCTGTGTTAAGGCCACCGCCTAGAATGTTCTGGTCAGGGAGAAATTCCCCTAGCGGGGCTACAGCGTTTGCCAATTTCACCGCCCCATAATCATATCGGGATCAACCGATAGCGTCACTTCGTCGTCATGCTCAGGATAGGAATTGAGAACCTGGGCCAATGCATCATCAAACACCGACTTCATAAGCGAAGCCTTTTCGACATCCGGCATATCCCGATAGGCGTAATACAGCGCGCCCGCGTGATAGACGTTGGGAAACTCATCGAGCAGCCAAGTGGTCGTGTTGCTATCGGTCAGCGCCGGGATGGTCTGGAAATAGTGCAGCACCGCCGAAAACGTCTCGGTCGGCACCGGAAAGAACCGCAGGTCCGAACCAACGCGGCTAAAGGCATAAGGGCTTGTCACCCCCGTTACCTTGCCTTGCATCTTGGAGAGGTTTTCAGGGGTTGTGAACGGCAGGTAAAACACCTTGTCGCTCACAGTGACTTCAACAGCGATAGGGCGCACCATGGCAACAGGCGCAGCGACATATTCGCCGTTAATGGAAATGGTAGTGCGCGCCCGCATCGGATGCACAGGCTGGCGGTGCAGATAGGCTTTAATCTCGCCCTCTGCCGATTGAATATAGCGGTCAAGGTTCGCGGTCAGGGCGCGCCCGTCCGTTTCCTCGGTGATCGCATCTTTCAGCGTTGAATAGCTGGTTACAAGTGCCATCGAATACCCCCGCAAAGGTTAGGGGCCGAGGTTTCCCCCGGCCCCAGTCCATTAGTTGTTGTGGTAACGAACCGCCAACTGCGGGCGAAGCGTCTTGTAACCGTAGAGGACATCGAGACGGCAAGGGAACTTGTCGTTGTTGATGTCATACTGGCGAACAACCCGCATCGAAATGCCGTCCAGAACCTGCCGCGAAGCAAAGTCCACACCAGACGGCATGACCAGATCCGCGGTTGCAAAGGCAAACGCTTCCTTCTGGAACAGCAGCGAGGTCTGAACCGCAGTCGATGCAGTGCCAAGGAACGTGACGGCCTGATTATCAGCCGCACCGTTAGTCACGTTCTGCGTTGCGCCGGTTGCCACGATTGCAGGGCTGATCGGGAACGAGGTGGTGGTTGCACCCGTGCCGACAACGAACTGCTGCAAGATACCAGTCGAAACCTTGGTTTCGGGGTGAACCGAGAACACACCAGCAATCGTGATAACGTCACCCGCCGCAGGAGCAGTTGCGCCGGTATCAACCACAAGGGTCGAGCCGGTCTGAGTAGCACCGTTAGTCAGGTAAGCGCCGTTCGATCCGCCGCGAGTGTGGGCAGGCATCATGGTGTTTTCCGCCCAGTCGAAACCAGCGGCGCGGCCCATGTAGCCTTCCTTGTACTGCTTGGCGATGCTGCTGTCGTCGTTGAACAGCGACTTGGTGTCTTTCACAACATCAGCCATTGCCAGCGAATCCATCAGCGCCATGCGGTCGCTCTGCGGTGCCAGTGCGCGCTGCAACAGAACGCGAGCATCCAGCGCCTTGTTGTAGGTTGCAGCCGCACCGCCGTTCCAGATCGAGTTGCTGACATCCTTATACATCGAAAGCGCATCGGCTTCGATGGTTGCGGCCAGAACCGACATAGCCGGTTGAATGATCCGCCTCGAGAAGTCATCCAGCGAAAGGGTAAGGTCAACGCTGGTGAAGTTCAGGTCAACGCCCTTCTGCGTGGCAACTTGCAGGGTGACGCTCGATTCCGTGGTATCCTGCGCCGACAGCGTTGCGCCCGAACGGACGGTATACTGATTGGGCAGGCGGATTTTGAGGCTGTCACCGATCTTTGCGCCAGACTTTGCGTAGCTGTCATCATACTCGCGCACGATGTTGCCGACAAAGTTCAGCTTCTGGTGGAGAATGCGCAGTGACTCGCGGGTCACTGCTGTGGGAGTAAGGAGTGAATTCGCCATGATAAAAATGTCCGTCTATTGCGGCAAGCCGCGTGGTGGGAACTGCGCGTCTCTCGACGTGCAAATTACTTGGAACGTAGCTGCGCATCCCGACGCCGTGCCCACTCTTCGGCGCTCAGACGGTCGTCCAGTCCTGCAATAGGCTGTCCACCGCCCTTCACCTTTGAAGCGGGCTTGATGTTGTCGGTAGTCGCAACCGGCTTTTTCGCAGTCCGCTGGGCAACCAAGGCGTAGTTCATGAGCTTCACCAACTTTGGGTCAACGATGCTTTCCATAAACTGCCGGTCAAAACCGAACTGCTTTGCGCCAAAGGCCATAAGCTCTTCAGCTTTTTCAGGCCCCCAGCCGGGGATGTCACGCTGTAGCTCGGCAAGGCCCTGTTCGATCCGCGTTGCAGCTTCCTGTTGCGTCTCGAATGTGCGTTGATGAACGGCGGACTGGTATTCGTTGCGCGCCCCTTCCAGTTCCTGTGTGATCTGCATATACTTTCGGAAATGCCGCTGGGCATTAACCGGGTCTTGCATCTCAAGCGCATCCCAATCGACATCCTGATAGCCCTGCAGCGCGCCTTCATAGGCCAGGACTTTGGCGCGGGCCGTCACTTCCGCTTCACCGGCTTGCTGAACGCGGGCCTTGGCCTCGTCCAGTTCCTGACGTGTTGCGGCAAGCTCTTGCGTCTTGCGCGTGTAGTCCGACTGCATCAAGAAACTGTCTTTAAGCTCGGCAGGGACGGTGTAGGTTTTACCGCCCAATTCGATCTCAACAGTTTCCGGCTCTACCGCCTCGGATTCCTCTAGTTCGGGATTATCCTCGGTTTCGA